AGCCGCCCTTCGTCGAGCCCTCGCCCGCGATCCGCTTCGGTCGCCCGGCGCATCCCGTTGACCGTGAACTGCGGCTCGCCCCGGTAGGAGCCCATCGATCCCGTGACGGACACCGCGTCGCCCGGCACGAGGTCCGGCGGCGCGAAGCCGACCTCCCAGAGCACGAAGGGAATGGAGCCGCCGATGTCCACGAGCTGCCCGGTGAGCCGCTGCCGGCCGCGAGCGTCGGTCTTGATCTCGGCCTCGCCGATCAGGGCGAAGGCTTGCGGGACGGCGGAGCCGTCGGGGGTGGAGGAGAGGAGCGGCGGCGGTGCGGCGGTCATCGCGCGCCCTCCCCGACCGCCGTCGGCACGACGGGCGCGGGCTTGCTCAGCCGCGCCTCAAGGTCGGGCAGGTCTTGCTCGATCAGGCGGTCGAGCAGGAAGCGCTCGGGCACCCGGAGGCGCTTCGACGCCTTCGAGAGCGCACGCTTCGGCCCGGCGCTGACACGTACCTGGACGGTAGATTCGCTCATGGGCGGAGTCTACGCGCGGTCGCGGTGTCGTGTCAAGATGTTGACACGCCGTCCCGCCTGCGAGTAGACTGACAGCCCGATCCCGCCCTCCCCGGGAGGGTTGACGAGGAGGGCGGGTCGGGGCGGGGCCGCCGGGGAACGAGGGCGGCCCGGTGGATGACCGGATGACCAAGGGGAGGATAGCACGATGGCGACAGAGAACGGAAGTGGCGGCGGGCCGGTGGCGGCGGGCGGGCAGAGCCCGCAACTCGGGAACCTGGTGAAGGCGCTCGCGGCGGCGCGGGCGAAGTTCGAGCGCATCGAGAAGGAGCAGACGGCCGGCAAGGAGGGCGGTAAGCGCTGGCGCTACGCCTCGCTTGATGCGGCGATCGGGGCGACCGCGCCGGCGCTCGCGGAGCACGGCCTGATCGTGATGCAGCTCCCCGACTCCCACGAGTCCGGCGGGGTCGCGGTCGAGACGATCCTGCTCCACGAGTCGGGGGAGTGGATCTCTCGGCGGCTCCGGCTGCCGTGCGGCCCGGAGCCGCAGTCGGTGGGTTCGGCGATCACCTACGCACGCCGGTACGCCTACCTGGCTCTCCTCAACCTCGCCCCGGCCGACGACGACGACGGCCAGCGGGCGCAGCAGTCCGCGCAGCGCTGGCAGGACCGGCGGGATCATGCCGTCGGCCGCGCGCACCGGGCACAACCGCAGCGCGCCGAGCCGGCGCCGCCGATCGAGCCCAGCGCCGAGGACGAGAACCAGGAGCCGCCGCCCTGGCCAGCGGTGTGGGATGCGATCCGCGCCGAGTTGAAGCGCTCCGAATCCGAGCCCATCGGCCACGACTACGCCACCCGGCTGCTGTTGCCGGAGATCGTCAAGCGGTCCGGCTGGTCGATCGTCGGCGTCGAGCGGGCGGTCGGCACGGAGCTGAGCTGCATGCTCGAGGACCTGCCGCGGGTGGACGCCCGCAAGCGGCCGTTCGGGCAGACGTGGGTCGCGCGCGCCTTGAAGCGCTTCCCCGAGGCCGAGATCCTCGCCGAGTACGACCGCGCCAAGGACGCGTCGGAGGGAGCGGACGAGCCGGTGGCGACGCCGGGGCCAGCGGCCACGGCCGAGAGCGAGCCTGCCCAAGGGGCCGATGGGCTGGCGATCCCTCACATCGCCGACATTCTCGACCGCCTCTCAGGAGCGCACGAGGACTTCCCGGGCGAGGACGAAGCGGCGGCGTGGGCCGTGCTGCGCGATGTTCGCGACCGGCTCGCCGAGCACTACCCGGAGGCAATCCGCCAGGGCCTCACCGGCACGGAGGGCGGCGCCGCCAAGATGGCGATCTACCGGAAGGGCGACAACGGGGGCCGCACGAGCGCGGAGGCTGAGGCGGCGGTCGTGGCGGCGCTGGAGCTGGAGACGCTCGCGGATCTGCCGCTGGTCCTCGCCCCGGCGGTCTCCGCGGTGCTCGCGGCGTTCCCGGCGGCGCCGACGGCAACCTCCGAGCCCGCGGCGCCTCCGGCGACCAACGGCCACGCCGGCGACCGCGGCAAGATGCCGGCGGGGTGGCGCGCGATGGATGCCAAGATGCTCGGGCAGCTCGTGCGCGCCATGGTCGCGCAGGGCTCCATCCCCGAAGAGGATTTGCCGGCGGCCGGCGAGAAGCTCTCCAAGGCGGCGGCGATCGCCCTGGTCGAGGCGGCCGTGCGGCGGCACGGGATCGCCGAGGAAGGCGGCGCCTCGTGACCGCCGGCCGCCCTGCTCTTGAGGCGCTCGGCAAGTCGGTTGGCGAAGCTCTCGCCCTCCTGCACCTGCGCTTCACCATCCTGGTCGAGGCCCTCGACCTCGCCGACGGCGCCCACGATGATGCCGCCGAGCTGATCCTGCGAGCGCGCGAGCTATCCGCCCTCGCCCGCGACCTCGCCGCGGCGGCGGATCAGCGGGTGCTCGCCTGGTTCCGCTCGAACAAGCACGGGCACCGGGACGTCGTGGTCGGGGAGTTCCGCTTCTACGGGGAGCGGGTAAAGCGCGAGAAGGTGCGCGACCTGCCGAAGGCGTTCGGGGCGCTCGCCCGGGCGGAGCTGGCCGAGCCGGTCGGCCGGGCAACCGCCGGCGACGTCGACGCCGCGGCGATGCTGTTCGGGGCGCTCGAGCAGTTCGCGGCGAGCTTCGTCTCGGCGTCAGGGCTCAAGGCCGGCGCCTGCCGTTCGGCGCTCGCGCGCCACGCCGAGGCCGAGCTGCGCGCGGGGCTGGTCGAGCCGAGCGAGCAGGAAGTCGAGGCGGCCGGCCGGGCTGCGTTCGAGGCGCTGTGGGAGGTCGAGTGGCCCGACAAGCTCGGGAGCCAGGAGGGGGTGAAGGAGACGCTCGGCGTCGCCAACCTCCGCTTCCTGCTCGCGCAGACGAGCGACCAGCGGACGAAGAAGCAGCTCCAGGAGATGCTCGACCGCGCGGACGTGCGCCGGAAGGCCGCGCTCGCGCGAGAGGGCGGGCGAGAGCGGGCCGAGGGCAGCGACCGGCCGGCGGCGGGGAGCTGGGAGCGGGCGCTGTGGGAGGTGGAGGAGGAAGATTGAGGGGGGGGCTTGACACCGGCCGCGTCCGTCCCGTATAGTAGGGACATAGGGCAATGACGCCCGCGAGAGAGGAGAGACCCCGATGACCACCTACTACCGCGGAGACACCAGCCGCCCCGAGCCCCCGGCGCTGACCGTCGGCACCTGGCTCACCCCTGACGCCGACGTGGCGTGCTGGTACGGCGCCGCGCACCGCTACGACATAGACGAGCCCCGCGTGCTCGACCTCACCGCCCTCGGCGTCGGCGACGGCGAGCGGTTCGGGGGCGAGGATCGTACCGCGCTCCTGAACGCCCTAATCGACGCCGGCATCGAGCAAGAGGACGCCGACCGGTTCGCGATGGATCGGCCGTGGGTCGAGTTCTACCAGGTGATGGAGCAGCCGGACTTCCTCGCCGCCTGTGCCGCCGCCGGCTACGACCTCGTGACCGGCATGCAGTGGCATGCCGACCGCGGAGATGAGCCCTACGAGGCGGCGATCGTGTGCCGGGAGATCTAATGGTCACCTCCCGACATGTCGCCTCCACGGTGGCCCGGCTTCGCCGACAGCTCGGCTGGACGCAGGCGGAGCTGGCTGCGCGCGCGGGCGTCACGCTGGCCAGGATCAGCCAGATTGAGACGCAGAGTCGACGCACCCTGCGCATGCGGGTGGCCACGGTCGAGCGGTTCGCGCGCGTGCTTGGCGTCGACGCCGCCGTCCTCATTGAGGGGCGGGGCGAAGCGCCGAGTGGCCAAGCTCGGGTGCTCGGTATCCTCCGGCCCGGCCGGCGGCTGAGCTGCCGCGAGGTTGACCGTGAGTACGGCGGCCGCGATGCGTGGCGCATGCTCGACGCGCTCCGGCGGCGCGGGCTCGTCACCTGCGATCGGACGGTGCGTCCGCATCGCTGGAGCCGGACCGCGACTCGCCGAGTTCCGGGAATCCTAGAGCGGCTCGCGGAGGTCACCGCCGAGATCGTGATGGGCAGCGACGGGCGACGCTACCTGCTCGTGCCCCTGGGGGCTGATCTGCGGGAGGATGAGCGAGACTCGTAGGCCGACCTCAGCCCTTGTCGGCCGCTCGCCGGACGGCAGGGACGGAAAAGGACTTGAGAATGGACCCGAGAACGAACAACCCGCGAGATGTCTTGGCGCGCAAGGTGGACCGCTCCAGCGGACCTAACGCCTGCCACTTATGGACCGGCCGCCATCGTACTCGCGCCGGCTACGGGCTCTTTCGGATCGCGGGCAAGCGGTGCCGCGCTCACCGGGTCACCTACGAGTTGATGATCGGCGAGCCGATACCGCAAGGACTCCACGTCCTGCACTCATGCGACAACCCGCCCTGTTGTAACCCGCTGCACCTGCGCCTAGGCACCGACGCCGACAACCGGGCGGACACGATCAAGCGCGACCGCATGCCGTCGCGCAAGAACGCGCGCAACGCCCTTGTCCTCGCGAAACGCCGCGGCGGGTCCACGCTGCGCGAGCTGGCCGCCTACTTTGGCGTCCACAAAAGAACGATTCAGAAAGCCCTAATATCCGAGCGACGCCGCGAACGGCTGCGCTCGCAGTAACCCGGGGGCCGGATGGACCGGCCCGGAAAGGAGCGAGTGAACCATGTACATCGCGACGGACACAGGGGGCGAGAACTGCTGGACGGCCATCTACGGGATCGGCGAGACGCCGGAGGCGGCGATCGAGGACGCCCGCCGGGGGGCTGGTGAGGACGCCGAGTTCGACACGCTGGAGGCGACCGCCGGACTGGTCGCCTGGGTGCGCGAGAACGGAGGCTCCCCGCGCGACGTGAACTGGTCGCACGCGAACGGCATCGCCGGGCTGCCCGCCGAGGTCGAGTCCTACAAGGCGCTCGGCTACTGGCCGGACACGCCCTGCACGCCCGACTGCCCGGAGTGCCGCGCCTAGCCGACCCCCCGAGAGCGCCTCGGACGGCCGGGGCGCTCGATCGGGGGCCGGATGGACCGGTCTACCGACAGCGAATGGAGAGCACTCCATGAACATCGAGCCCGGATACTCGAAGGCGATCGCGTTCTATGGCTACGCCGACTCCGCGGTGTTGCGCCAGGCCTACGCCGATGGCCTGCTGGACCGGCCCGCCCCGCCCAAGGATGCGCCGGTCGAGGCTCGGCAGATCTACGCCGACGCGGCGCACCGGCGCCGTCAGAGCGCCGCCTAGAAGCACCACGGGAGCGCTCACAGGCGCCCCAAGGAGACGACATGACCCCCGCCGCCCTCGCCCGCTACGGCACGCTCCTGCTCGGCGAGCGCTGGCAGGAGCCGCTCGCCCGGCAGCTCCACCGCCCCGGCGCCGAGGCCCCAGGCATCGACCCCCGCCTCGTGCGCCGGTGGGCGAGCGGCGAGCGGCCCATCCCGGCCTGGGTGCGCGAGCAACTCCGCGCGCTCGTGCGCGAGCGGCGGCGGGAGCTGGCGAGGCTCCGCTGATGGTGAAGTGCCGCCACGGCCTCCCCGGCGGCCCAGCGGTCTGCGCGCTGTGCCGGGAGGGGCCGCAGCAGCTCCCGATGCCGGGCGGCGGTCCGCGGGTGCGGTCAGTGCCCCGGCGAGCGGCTGCCCCGCCGGTATCAGCGGTATCAGCGACACCGCCCGAGCCGTGCCCCCGCTGCCTACTCCCGAGTGAGGGCGGCGAGGTCTGCCTGCCCTGCTCCCGGCTCGACCACTTCGGAGCGCCGGACGGCTGGCTCGCCGAGGGGCTGGCGGCGCTTTGCCGGGCCGGGCGCACGCTCGCGGAGTGGGCCGAGGGGCGGCAGCGGGGGAGGATCAGGATCGTGAGCTACCCGGAGAGGATCTCAGCGCATGCGGGGCGGCTGGCGAGGCTGGCGGAGGTTGCGGCGTGACGGCGCGGGCCGACCTCGAGCGCCTCGCCGCCGAACTCCGAAAGCGTGTGCCGCACGACTGGTTCGAGCGGCTCAGCCCCAAGATGCGCGAGCGGCTGCTGGCGGAGGTGCCGGGCTTGACACCGCCGAAGGCCGAGGCTACGATCCGCCCATGACAGACAATACGGACGCGGTTACGGCGCGGGAGCTGAACCGCCTGACGGGGGCGACGCTCGACCGTGTGCTCCGCGGGCGGCGGGTGCTGGTCGTCCGCAACGGGCGCCCGGTCGCGCTGCTCGTGCCCGTAGACGAATCCGGCGCCCCGCTGGCCGAGAGGCGGGGGGCCGCTCAAGAACCCGCGGCGTAGCCTCGCCGCACAACCGAAGGAGGGGGCAGCGCATGTTCGATCTGCTGGGATGGAAAGTCAAGGACCGCGTGACCGGATATACGGGCGTGGTAACGCACATCGGGCTCGATCTGTACGGTTGTGTCCAGGGGATCGTCTGGGGCACGGTGCGGGATGACGGCAAGCCCGCAGAGTCCGCCTGGTTCGATCTCGTGCGGTTGGAACGCGTCGGCGACCAGCGAGTCATGGAGCCGGTCCCGATGAAGGGAGCAGCCCCGGAAGGCACCGCTGGACCAGAAGCCAACAAGCCAACGAAGTAGAGGCCAAGGGGCCGTCATCAAACCCGCAGCGTAGCCTCGCCGCTCTACCAGGAGGGAGGGACCCGTGGCCGAACGTAGAACCCCCATCGCCCTGCTCGAGGACCGCGGCAGGCGCGCCGACAAGGCGCTCGCCGCCCTCGGCGACACCGATCCCGGCGACACCCCGCCGGCGACGCTCAAGGCGCTCTGCGCCGCGCTACGTGAGCGACTGGACGCCGCCGAGGCCCGCCTGCTGCGCCCCGCCGGCCAGCTCTCCATGCGGGAGATCATGGAGCGGGCGGCGAAGCGCGGCGGGGAGGGCGGGGAGGGGTGAGCGCCGGGCTGGAGGAGTTGGCCGAGAGGATCGCCGCTACTGTCTACTCGGCCGACGGCCGGATCAAGCACCTTCGCTGCGCCCGGTGCCGGCGAATCGAGCAACTCGACGAAGTACAGGCCGCCGAGTACTTCGAGCACGGCTGGCCGCGCTGCTGTGGCGAGACGATGATGCTCAAGCCGGCGGGGGCTGCGGGGGGCTGATGTACGGCAAGATCTTCGAGCGCGAGCTCGACTCCACGATGGTCGAGCTGCCCCCGATCACCCGCCTGATCTGGCACTACATGATTATGCTCGCTGACGAGGACGGGCGAGTGGACATGACCGCCGCCGCCTTCGCGCGCCGGACCAACATCCCGCTCGTCGACGTCGACTCCGCCGCCGCGGCGCTCTCCACTCCAGATCCTCTCAGCCGCACCCCGGACGCCGAGGGCCGCCGCATCCTGCCGATCGATGGGCAGCCCTACGGGTGGCAACTCGTGAACCACGCGCTCTACCGCGCGATGGGAAACCGCGAGGATCGGCGGCGCCAAAACCGCGATGCGCAACAGCGGTGGAGAGACCGTCAGCAGGCCGAAGCCGAGGAGCAAGCCGGTAAGCCCGCCGTAAGCAGGCGTAAGCGCGGATCAGCCCCGGTCAAGCAAGGTAAGCCCTCAGATGCAGATGCAGGCTCAGATGCAGATGCAGGCTCAGATCAGAAGGGTGCCGAGCTACCGCTCGGCCCTCCACCCGAGAAGCCGCCCTCCAACAACCCCGCAGCGGAAGCGGTCCGCAAGGTGTTTGCCGATCACGAGGTCCCGGAGAAGCTCTGGCCCCCGTGGCCGGTCGCCGGCAAGTGGGCCAAGGAGTGGAACGGCGACGGCGGCCCCGGGGTGGACCGCCTGCTCGCGGCCCTCGGGAAGCTCGGTGAGCAAAACCACCTCGCCCGCGGCTTCGCCTGGGTGGCGAAGATCCTGCCGACCTGGCTCGCACACGGGGGCAACGAGCCGCCGGCGCCGCGGCCTGCCGGGAATGGGCGCCTCTCCCCCGACCTCGAGCGCCGCCGCGCCGGCTTCAGCCAGGCGTCGCTCGACAAGATCCGGGCGGCGACGGGGAAGGGGGCGGCCGGGTGACGTGGGCTTCCGTGCTGCGGCTCCCCGCCGAGTACGAGCGCATGAGGGTGAACACCTGGGAGGGCGCGTTCCCGGCCGCGCTGGCGGCCTGGGAGGGCTCGCCGCCCTTCGTCGCGATCTGCGGCGAGCCCGGCAACGGCAAGACGCACCTTGCCGTCGCCACGCTGCGCCGGGCGGCGGACTCGTGGCTGGTCGAGGAGCCGTCCGAGCAGGGCAGTTACCGGCCGCTCGACGCGCCGTCGCCGATCGACCTCCTGCCCCGCCTCTTCGTGCTCCCGCTGGTGATCGAGCGCATGCGCGACCTGATCGAGGACGGCGGGGACGAGTCGCTGCTGCGCAAGCTCCGGCTCTCTCGGCTCGCGGTGATCGACGAATGGGGCGCGGAGCGGCGGACGGACTGGACGGCCGACGTGACGGCGCGCGTGGTGATCGAGCGGTACGCGCAGGCTCGGCCGACGATCTTCACCACGAACCAGACCGCCGAGGACCTCTACAAGTCGGAGCCGCGCCTCGGCTCGCGCCTGCTGTCGGGGCTGGTGATCGAGTGCGAGGGGCCGGACCGCCGCCTCGAGGCGATCGAGCGGCGGGTGGTGCGGGTGCCCGGCGCGCTCGGCGAGGACCGGCGGGGCGGTGGCGGATGAACAGCGACCTGCTGGAGCGCTCCTCGGCCTGCTCGTGCGCCGGGCTCACCCCGCCGCTCACCTACGGCGCCGGAGGCTGGCATTGGCGGCGGAGCGAGCAGCAGCCGGCAAACCGGATGGCGGACGTAGCCTATGAGCGGTGCCCGGCCTACGCGGCAGCGGTGAGGCGGCGGCGGGAGAGGGAGAGGCGGTGACGCGCCGCCGACCGGGCCAGCCCCGGCTCGTCTCCTGGAAGCTCGCCGACCTCCGGCCGCTCGACTACAACCCGCGGCGGATCGACGACGCGGCGCGCAAGAACCTCGCCGCGTCGCTCTCGCGTTTCGGCCTGGTCGAGCCGATCGTGGTGAACACCCACGAGGGGCGGCGGGGGAACATCGTCGGCGGGTTCCAGCGGTGGGCGCTGCTCCTGGAGCGCGGGGAGGTGACCGCCGGTGTGATCGAGGTCGACCTCGACGAGACGCGCGAGCGGGAGCTGAACATCCGGCTGAACGCCCGGGGCGGGGATTGGGACTACGAGCGGATGGCCGAGGAGTTCGAGGGCGAGCAACTCGGCGAGTGGGGCCTGACCGCCGAGGAACTGAAGGAGTTCGACGCGGCGGTCAAGGCGCATGCGAAGGCGGCGGCCGGCGAGGACGAAGAAGAGGGCGAGGAGGAGCCGGAGGAGGCCCGGGTCGTCGAGCCCGGTGACGTGCTGGTGTTCAGCGGCGAGCGCGGGGAGCACCGGCTCTACTGTGCGGACTCGACGGGGGAGGCAGGGCTCGCGCTGGCTGGCGAGCCGCTACTGATGATCTTCGACCCGCCGTTCGACCTCGACTACTCGGCTTGGTCGGTGCCGGAGTCGGCGCGGGTGTTGATGGTGTGGGGGAGGGGAGCGCGACGCCTACCATTCGAGGCCGGTCTCGTGCCAGGCTGGTCTAGCTATGACGAGGTGGTCTTTACCGGCCAAGCGCGCGGCATCGGCAACCGGATAAAGCACGTCGCCTGTTGCGTCCATGATCTCTGCACCGTCTGGCGGCGCGGCAAGGCGTGCGGCTTTGATACCGCCCTGCTCCTCGCGGCCGGGGCCAAGGTCTCGGAGGATGGACGGCCTCACAGCGTCCAAGCGTCCGGCCTCGTGCGCTCCGAGATGGGCCACGGGAAGGGACTGCTCTCGATGGCAGTCGGCCTGTCCTGCGTGCCGGCGGGCTCGGCCGTCTGGGACCCGTGCGCGGGCTCGGGCTCCGCGCTGATCGCCGCCGAGCAGCACGGCCGCCTGTGGCGAGGTGCCGAGCTGCTGCCGAAGTGGGCCGAGCTGATCGGGCGCCGGTGGTGCAAGGTGGTCGGCCGGCCGGCGGTCTTGGAGCGGGGCGAGAGCCGGCGAACGTTCCGTCTGGACTCCGGGGGCGGAGCGGAGCTGGCGGGCGAGGGCGGTAAGCAAGCCAAGGGCGGCAGCGCGTCACGGCCGAGCGCGGCCATGCGGGGGTACGGCCATCAGCACCGGCGCCGGCGCGCGGCGGTCCTCGCCAAGGAGCCGCTCTGCCGGTTGTGCGCCGAGGAGGGGCGCGAGACCCCGGCCACGGAGGTCGACCACATCGACGGCGACCCTTGGAACAACGACCAGGCCAACCTCCGCCCGCTCTGCAAGCCTCACCACGACCGGCGCACGTACCGCGACCAAGCCTTCGGCCGTCCCCGGCGCCCCACGATTTTTTCAGACCGTAAGTCACGCTGCTACAGTGAGTTACGAGTCGCCACGGCTTGACACCCGGGCCGGCTTGGTATACAGTATGACCATGACAGGGACGCGGCACCCGGCAGCCCAGGGCGGGAAGTGGATCCGGCAGGAGCGCCGGCTGGCGATCTACCTGCGCGACGGGCTGGCGTGCTGCTGGTGCGGCGAGGGCGTGGAGGATGGCGCCGAGCTGACGCTGGACCACGCGAAGCCGCACAGTCGCGGCGGGAAGAACGCGAGTGAGAACCTGCTGACCGCCTGCCGGCGGTGCAACAGCAGCCGGGGCAACCGGACGCTCGCCGAGTTCGCGCGCGCCGTGGCCGGCTACCTGAACCACGGCATCGAGCCGGCGGAGATCCTGGCGCACGTGACGCTGGTGCGCCGCCGGGCCGTGCCGCTGGACGAGGCGAAAGAGCTGATCGCGCGCCGGGGCAGCTACGCTGCGGCGCTACGTGGATAGGGAGGCGAGGACCATGTACATCGCGACGGACACGGGAGGCAAGGACTGCTGGACGGCCATCTACGGGATCGGCGAGACGCCGGAGGCGGCGATCGAGGACGCCCGCCGGGGCGCCGGCGATGATGCCGAGTTCGACACACTTGAGGCGACCGCCGGGCTGATCGCTTGGGTGCGCGAGCGGGGCGGCTCGCCGAACGACGTCGATTGGTCGGTGAGGGGCGGCACGGCGGGGCTGGACTCCGAGGTCGAGTCCTATGACACCCTCGGCTACTGGCCGGACACGCCCTGCACGCCGGGCTGCCCGGAATGCCGGACCTAGCGCTAGACCCGAGGCCGGATGGACCGGCCTGGAGAGGAGGAGAGCATGGCAAGCACCCGCTGCATTACGCTTGGTAATGGCCGCCGAGTGTCCCTGGGTGGCTATGTGCGCGCCTGGCGCGAGGTCCGCGCGCGCGCCGCGGCCGAGCCTGATTTCGAGTACACACAGGGGCTCGACGGGCTCGGTTCGCGGACCGCCGCCGAGGTTCTGGCGCAGTTCCGCCGCGGCATGGTGGCGCGGATCAACGAGCGCATCCCGGTCGCCGCCCGCGGCCGGCGCGCTGTCCCGCCCTACCGGCCGCCCGCTTGGCGCAAACTGGATCCGTCTTGGCAAGCCTGGGCGCGGCGCGCCGCGCACGACGTGAACACTCCGCGCCTGATCGTTCGACCGCATGGTGTGCCGCGGGAGTTGCGCGCGCGGCTCGCGCACCGACTGGAAGGGGCTGCCTGATGGCCGACCAGACGATCATCGCCTGGACCGATCGGACCTTTAACCCCTGGATGGGCTGCACGAAGGTCTCCCAGGGCTGCAAGCACTGCTACGCCGAGACGCTGACCAAGAACCGCATGGGGCTGTCCCTGTGGGGGCCGCGCGGTGCCCGGCAGGTGACCTCCCTGGCGACCTGGAACAAGGTCCGCGGGTGGGACGCCGAGGCGCGCGCCGCCGGCGAGTCGCTGCGGGTGTTCACCGGCTCGCTCCTCGACGTGTTCGAGGATCACCCGGTCGCCAACGCGACTCGGCCGCGGCTGTGGGACTGGATTCGGGAGCACGACGCACTCGACTACCAGATCCTGACCAAGCGCCCCGAGAACATCGCCGGCATGCTCCCGTCGGACTGGGGAGCCGGCTGGTGCCACGTGTGGCTCGGCACGTCGATCGAGGACATGCGCGTCGCCGAGCGCGCGGACGCGCTGCGCGCCGTCACGGCGCACGTGCGGTTCATCAGCTACGAGCCGGCCATCGGGCCGCTCGAGACGATCAACTTGACCGGCATCCACTGGCTGATCTACGGCGGCGAGAGCGGCCCCGGCCACCGGCCGGAGGGCACGGCCGAGGACCCTAAGGCGTGGGCGCGAGCGATCCGCGCGCGGTGCGCCGCCGAGGGCACCGCGTTCTTCCACAAGCAGTCCGCTGGCTGGCGGACGGAACTCGGGATCGAGCTCGACGGCGAGATCGTGCGCGAGTATCCGGTGCCCCGCCGCGCGGTCGGCGCTCGCCAAGGGAGCCTCCTGTGCGCGGTCTGAGCGCCGCGCTGGCCGAGGCGCCGATTGGCCGCCAGCTCGCCGCCTGGCGCGCGATACACGACGTCGACCAGGAGGTCGTCGCCGCACGCCTCGGCGTCTCCCAGGCAGCAGTCAGCCGCTACGAGAGCGGGCTTCGCCAGCCCTCGGCCGCGGTTGAGCGCCTGATCCGGGAGATGATCGGCCGGTGAGCCTGGAGCGGATCGAGACTGCTGCGGCCAAGGTGCGGGCGGCGCTCGCCGGCGGTCAGCCGCGGAGCGTGCTCCGGCTCCTGACCCGCGAACTGCTGCCGTCGATCGACGCCGAGACGGAGCGCCGACAGGCGAGCGAAGCGGAGGAGCGCCAGCGCATCGCGGCAGCGCTGGCTGCCGCGCGCAAGGGTGGGCGACCGCAACCCCCGGCCGAGCTGACCCGCCACCCCTACCACCACGAGCCCCCGCTCTTCGTCCCCGCCCCGGAGGTGATCGCCTGGGCGCGCGCCTGCTTCATCGGCGAGGGAGCGACGCTCCGCAACCCCGACCACGACCACCTCGAGCCGGCCCGTCTCGGCGCCCTCTGGACGAACGCCCGGGCCAAGCGTCAGATGCGCGAGATCGTCGGCACCTGCGAGACCGCGACTCCGCGGGGCATGCCCTGGGTGAAGGCCCGGCAGCTCGCGCAGCTCCATGCCTGGTTCGGGGAGACCCTACCGGACTTCATGCTCACCTTCTCGGCACCCTACGCGACGGAGGCCGAGGACGCAGACTGGTGCGCCCTGGTCGAGCACGAGCTCTACCACGCGGCGCAGTCGCGCGACCGCTTCGGCGGGCCGAAGTTCAACCGGCGGACGGGCCGGCCGGTCTACGCGATCCGCGGTCACGACGTCGAGGAGTTCGTCGGCGTGGTACGGCGCTACGGCGCTGGCGCGGGGGCGGGCGCCACGGCCGAGCTGGTCGCGGCGGCCGGTCGCCCGCCCGAGGTCGGCGCCGCCCGCGTCGCGGCCATCTGCGGTACCTGTCTGCGAGCGGTGGCGTGAGGCCGGCGGATCTCCTCTCCGATCTCGACCGCCTGGCCGCCGGGCCGGAACGGGGGCGCTTGCAGATCTACGAGCACGGGCGGCGCCGGGCAAAGCAGCCGTCTCCGCCCCTCCCCGCCCGCCACGTCCTCGACAGAATCGCAGCCCTACACCGCCCGGCGCAGCTTCGGGCGCTAACTCCTGGGCGGCCTGGCGCGCGCGGGCCGTAGCTCCTGGGGGAAGTCGATCACCGGGCTGGCGTCGCCGAGGTGGCCGACCACCTTCTCCAGCCCTGAGGCCGCCTCCGCGCGCAGCTCGCGGGCCAACTCGTCCCCGATGACGGCGGCGGGGTCGTCGCCGAACGTGCGGGCGAGGGACTCGGCGCGTAGCCTCTTGACCACGGCCTCCACTCGCTCGCGCGGGAGGTGGAAGGCGGAGGCTACCCGGCGGGCGGCTTCGGCAATGCCTTCGTCGATCGTTGAGCGCATGAGCGGGCTCCCTCTCTAGCGGTCGAACAGCGGGCCGGTGATCTCGGGCATCTGCGGCGGCTTCTGCAAGATGGCGCGATGCCGGCGGGTTGCGGTGGGCTGGTGAACCGAGCCCATCCGTGACCGGGCCATCGCGCAGTAGGCGGGCGAGCGTTCGATGCCGAGGAAGCGGCGACCGTGCTGCAAGGAGACCAGGCCGACCGTCCCGCTGCCAGCGAACGGGTCGAGCACGAGAGCGGGGCGGGCGGGCGCGGAGCATGAGCAGGTGGGGCGGTGGGTGGAGCGGGTGATACTCGGCGCATGCTCGGAGGCGTTACGGCCGGCCACAAGACGGTCGCAGCCGGAACGATTGGCGCGGTTGTAGTCGTAGCCGCGCCGCCCCTCGACCTCGACCATCGGCGCCCACGGCGCCCCGCACTCCGAGCAGCTCCCCGCTGCCGGCGTGCTCGACAGGATGCAGGGCTCGACTAGGCGGCGCGGGAAGGTGGCGAAGTGGGCGTCCGGGAAGGGCTCGCTCGGGATCTCCCAGACGGAACGGGGGTTGCGGCCGGAGGGGTTGGCGCTGTGCGGCGGTTGCCCCTTGTCGCCGCGGTCTTCGTTGCCCTTGATGTTGTACATCGGACGATTCCACCATTCGCCGCTTGCATGAGGCTCCCGGACCGCTTCCCCGTCCCCGTCCCCGAAGTAGTCGGCGCTCTTGGTGAGCATGTAGAGGTACTCGTGCGCCGTGGTCGGCCGCCACGAGCCGCGGCGGAGCACGAGGCCGCCGTTAGGCTCGCACTTCGGGCAGCCGGGGCAGGGCGCCCAAGAGGGCGCGCAGTGACCGTGGAATCCGACAGCCTGCTCGCCCGCGGCCTGACCCCACTGGGTCGCGGATCGCTCGCCGTCCCCAACCTTCACCCGGCACCGCTCCCACCGCCACCCGCTCACGCTCTCCGGCAACGGGTTCACCTTCGACCAGATCACCGTCTGCCGCCAGTACCAGCCATCGTCTCGGAGGGCGAGCACGAGGCGCTCCGGGATGCCGATGCGGTCGCCGGGCTTGAGGCCAGTCTCGCGGCGCCCGCGCCCGATGGTCGAGTCGCCGCCGTGCAACCCATCGACGTGTTTGCCGCCCGTGGCGCCGCCCCACTTCGTATCGTTCGCGTAGCTGTCCCCGATGTTGAGCCACAGCACCCCGTCATCCCGGAGCACCCCCCGCACCGCGCGGAACACCTCGACCAGGTGGGCGAGGTAGAGATCAGGCGCCGGCTCCAGGCCGAGGCAGCCGAGCCACGCGCCACAGCGACAGAAGGCGCCCCGCTCTTGGCCGCGCGCGTCTGGGCTCGACGCCCTGCCGATCTGGAGGCCGCGCGAGTCGAGCACGCCGACCTCCGACCACTCGTGCGCATGCTCGGGATCACCGCCCCACGCCCGCGGCGGGACACCGGAGTAGGACCGCAGCCCGTAGTACGGCGGGCTCGTCACGACGCACTGCGCAGAGCCCGGACGGATCGCCGCCAGCCCCTCCAGCACGTCGGCACAGAGCACCGTCCAACTCACGGCTCAGGCTCCTCCCACCCCCGAGTCTACCCACCGCCTCACCGCGGCGGCTCCACTACCACCCCCGACCAGCGCCCGGTACTCCCACCGCAGCCGGTCGAGGTTGAGCCCGGCGCGTAGCCGGGCGAGGTAGTCGCGGAGAGGTTGCGTCACCGGGCCTCCGCCTCTTCCGTCGCTTCCGGGTAGCAGCTAACGACCAGGTGGCGCTCCATCGTCCGCTCGATCTTGACCCCGGACTCCTCGGCCTTCGGGCAGCCGAGGCAGGGCGGCGTGGACCCGTCGGCGAACCGGGGCCGGTCGTGCTTCTCGCCTCCGGCATAGACGACGCAACGGTAGCGCCCGTCGCGGCGCCGCGGCCGACTTCCGAGCGAGCGGCAGTGCCCGGCCCACGTCCCCGGGCCTTCGATTGTCAGCGACGCGCCGCACTCGAAACGCAGGACAGTCTTCATCGGCTCACCGAGGGCGGCGCGCGGCCACGTGTCGAGGCCCGGCTTCGGGCGCGCGATCACGGCCGCACCCCCGCCCGCTCCCGCTCCGGCAGCTCGCTCTCGGCGAGGAACTGCGCGCCGAGAGCCTCGATCATCCAGGTCGGATACACCTCCGTCTCGGCGAACTCCTCGAGCGCCTCGACCTCCCGGCCGGGGACGCACTCCAGGCAGCTCGCGAACGTCTCGGCGGAGTCGCGGTCGATCGTGCCGCCAGCGGGGAGGGTGCCGATCAGGTGCGTCTTGAACTGCGTCACGCCCGCCGGGGCCGGTCCGCGACCGTCGAGCCAGGCGCGGACGGCGTGAGAGAGGCCGGGCGAAAGATCGTCCGGGATCGTCGTCTCCCGGATCTCCCACCCGCTCACTCCCTCAGCACACGAGCACCTCCGAGAGCGGGCGTGCGGGCCGCCCGAGTCGAGCAGCTCCCCGGCGCCGCCGCAGCGGTCACAGGAAACGCGGTGGACGGTGAAGCGGGTCACGGGGAGACCTCCTTGGACAAGCCGGCGGCGATCTCGGAGGCCATGAGAAGGTCAGCCTTCGTCGCCTCGTCGCGGTCGGCGGTGGCGGCCAGTCCCCGGAGAACGTCGCCCACCCTTGCGGCACGACGGCGGTCCTCGTCTGACTGCGGCTCGTCGTCGGCTTCGGCCATTTCTGCATACCACCATAGATCTTCGGCAGCCGCGCTGTCGCCGTTCTCCTCGGCTATGTGGGCCTCGATCGCGAGAAGAACTGTCAGATCAAGAGTGTTCGAAATCATCATCGCTCCCTTCATCCCGCCCGCCGCCCCCGGTCCGGATGCCGGCGGGTGCGAGGCCGCTGAGGCAGGGCCGGTGGTGCCGGGGGCGGCGGGAAGGGCGTTGGTCTTCGGGGTGGGCATCGGGGGCGGCCTCGCAGGAGGGAGCATAAGGCATGCGGCATGCGGATGTCAAGCGGCCGGGGTTGACACCGGGTCGGTTGCCGCCTACACTATGCGGCATGAACGAGACGGACGGCGCGCTGTCCCCCGGCGATCAGCTCCGCGCGTGGCGGGCGGGCCGGCGGATCAAGCAGGGCGATCTCGCCGCCGACCTCGGCGTCTCGCAGTCGCACCTCGCCCGGATCGAGAGCGGCGAGCGGCGGCCGGGAGCCGACCTTGCCGATCAGATTCGCCGGCGCGCCCGCGTGCGCTTCCCCCCGCTCGAGACCTCCGGCCGCCCCGTCGAGCCCCGGACGGTGCCGGGGGAGAGGGAGCCGCGGTGATGCTCCGGGTGCTCGTGCTGCCGAGCGGTACAAGGGTCGATGAGGCCGAGGTCGGCACCGCAGAGATCCGGCGTCTGCTCGCGGAGAGTGACTGCGATTGGATCGATGCGAGTGTCGTCGGCGAAGCGCGGAAGACCCTTGTGGCCGGTGTCGAACGCCGCCGGCGGCTCACGGCCCAAGACGAAGCCTGGGAGCGCATGAGGCGCGAGAGAGGACTTTCGCCGTGATCCGCCACCCCTCCCTCCGCCCCCGCTCGCGGCTCGGCCGCCGGACTCCGCTCCGCGCGACGGCCCAGCCGCCGAAGTCGCGGCTGGTGGGCAAGCCCGGTGCTGTCGCCCGGAGCGGCGCCGGGCTCCGGCAGAAGCGGCTGAATCCGATCAACCGCGAACGCCTCGCCCGCACCCACGAGCGCCAGTACGGCTCCCCCGAGCGCCGCGCCTGGGTCGCGAGCCTCCCCTGCGCCACGTGCGGGAGGCGGGCAACCGAGGACGTGCCGAACCACAACTCCCACGTGCGGCACTCGCGGGGAGCCTTCGGCGGACCGGAGGACATCATCGCGCAGTGCGGATCCTGTCACCTGGCGCTGCATGCCCAAGGGATCGAGACGTTCTGCGCCCGCCGCAACTCGATGCCAGCCCACCTCTACGCGATCGCTGACCGGACGGCGGCGGCGTGGCGGGAGATCGAAGCGGCGAGGGTGGAGGGGCCGCCGTGAAGCTTCCGGATTGGCGCTTCGAACGCGAGAGCGAGAAGGCGTCGCTTTACTTGTCGGAGACGCCGGTGCCTGCCGGCGAGGACACGTTCGCAGACTGCGAGGCGCTGGGTCTCTACGACGGCGAGGCGGGATTCGAGCCACACTCGATCGACCGCTTCGGCGAAGATCAGGACGGCAGGGAGATGTTCCAGCGCTACATGTCGGGCTATTGTGCGCGCGACAGACTCTCGGCACTCCCCGGCGAGCCGCTACCGAGACTTCTCCTAGAGACGGCCGAGGCAATCCCGCCTCGGGGTAGCGGTGGCGGTTCACCGGAGGGCGGGGAGTGAGCCCGACACGCCGTTGACCGATCTTGAAATAATGACCCCGCCGTGCCGCAGAAGCTCTCCCACCCGCAGAAGGTCTACCTGGTCAAGCTGCTCGCCGGCTACATGAGCCCGAGCCGGGCGACGGACGCCTTCCGCGCTCGTTACCCGAAGGCCCCCCGCTTCACCGTCCAGAACGTCGAGCACTACGACCCGACGAAGGTCGCGGGACAGGCGCTCGGGAAGCGCTACGCCGAGATCTTCTGGCGCGAGCGGAAGCGGGTCGACAAGGCGCTCGACGAGATCCCGATTGCGTCCCTCGTCTACCGTCTCCGCCGCCGACAGGAGATCGCCGAGAAGGCGGCCGAAGCGGGCAACCCGATCGTCGAGCTACAGGCGATCCGGGAGAGCGCCGAGGATGCCGGAGGCCGGTACACGAACCTCCGGCAGGTGAAGCTCGAGGACCTCTCCAGCCTGACCGACCAGGAGCTCGAGGACCTTGCCGCCGGCAAGGGCTGAGGTCGCGGTCGAGACGCGCGCCGCGGCGATCCTGGAGCTGCGCCGGCGCCGGTCGGGCGCCCCGTCCCTGCCGCTCTACAATCCAGGCCCACAGGCCCTCTTCCGCGACTCCGAGGCGCAAATCGTCTTCTACGGCGGCGCCGCCGGCGGCGGCAAGTCGTGGGCGCTGCTCGCCGAGCCACTCAAGCACGTTCGCCGGCCGCGCTTCGGGGCGGTGATCTTCCGCCGCGAGCTGACCCGCATCACCTCCGAGGGTGGCCTGTGGGACGAGTCGATGAAGCTGTACCCAGACTACGGCGGATCGCCGCGCCAGAGCCCACGAATGGAGTGGCGGTTCCCCGGCGGGTCAGTCGTGCAGTTCGGTCACCTCGAGCATGAGAAATCGAAGCTCTCCTGGCAGGGCTCGCAGATCCCACTGCTCCTCTTCGATCAGGTCGAGGAGCTGACCGAGACGCAGTTCTGGTTCATGCAGAGCCGCAACCGCTCGGCGGCCGGACATCCGTGCGCGACCCGCGCGACGTTCAACCCGGCGCCGCTCGGCGACCCCGGCTACTGGGTGAACGAGTTCCTGCGCTGGTGGTGGGACCACGAGACCGGCTATCCGATCCCGGAGCGCGCCGGGGTGATTCGTTGGTGCCTGCGCGTCGAGGACGCCTGGGACTGGGCAGACTCGCCCGAGGAGCTGTGCGAGCGCCACCCACGGGCGGAGCCGACCGATCCGACCAGCGTCACCTTCATCGGGGCGAAGCTCGAGGACAACCCCAAGCTGACCGAGGCCGACCCCCTATACCGTTCGCGCCTGCGCCTGCTCCACTGGACAGACCGCCAGCGACTCGAGGGCGGCAACTTCCTGGTGCGCGACCAGGGCGGCGGCGTAGTGCAGGACTGGTGGTTCCCGATCATCACCGACCCCGCGCTCGCGCCGCTCGCCGACACTGGGCATCCGGCGGGCGATGCGGTCTACTCGATGCAGGTGCGGTCGTGGGATCTGGCGGGCACCGAGGGCGGCGGAGACGAGACTTCCGGCGTGCTGATGGGTCGGGTCCGCGAGAGCGGCCGGATCGTGGTGCGCCACGAGGAGCGCTTCCAGGAGGCGCCCGGCGGCGTCCTCGCTCGCGTCATCGGAACTATCCTCTACGGCACCGAGGGCCGCGGGCCGGACGGTCCGGGCGTAATCGTTTCGCTCCGGATCGACCCCGGCCAGGCCGGCAAGCACCAGGCACAGGTCTACGCCGACGCGATCCGGGGAGCGTGCGCGAAGGAACGCGTCCCCCCGCCGCAGCTCGTCTTCCGTTCCTACCGCTCCGACGGGGGCGACAAGCTCGAGCGCTTCAAGCCGTTCGCCGCTGCCGCCCAGCCGGCCTGGGAGGGGGCGCTGAGCGGCACGACCGGCCAGAGAGAGGGCTTCATCCCCGGCAACGTCGACGTCGCGGCGGGGCCGTGGGCGGGCAGGTACGTCAACGCGCTGCACCACTTCACCGGCCGCGAGGGGGGCCGAGACGACACGGCGGATGCCTCGGCGGACGCCTACGCCGTCCTGCACGACCCGGACGTGCTCGGCGGCGGCGCCTACGCCTGGCGGGCGAAATGGCCGACACGACGCCGGTAAGTGCTAGACTCACGTCCCGTGACCCGCCTCCGCCGCCCCGGCCTGGAGACGCTCGCGGCCATCTTCGCCGCTGGCGGATGGTTGCTTGCCTGGCTCGCCGGAGCGGCGCTCCTCGGCTCCTGGTGGTGGCTCGTGCTCGGCGCTGGCGTGCTCGGAGTGGCAGTCGGCGGCGGGCTCTGGTGGTACGCCCGAGCCGAAGCTGAGGTCGTGCAGCTCCGCGAAGCCACCGGCGGGCCGCAGAGGATCGCCCGGTGAGCCTGGCGTCCAAGCTCGCGGAAGCCGCCGCGCTCCGCCGCAAGGCCGCCGCCTACGAGACCGCGCCGCGCATTCACCGGGCCGCCGGCCGGTGGCGCTCAGGCTCCTGGGATCAGCTCTCCGAGGAACAGCAGCTCAAGCTCGCACAGGAGGGGTCGACGATCCTCTACGCCGCGCTGCGGATCATCGCGGTCGCGGCCTCGAGCCCGCCCTGGGTGGCGGAGCGCCGGAGCGGTGATGGGTGGGAGGCGCTGCCGAGCGAGCATCCGGCCGCCGCGCTGCTCGACGCCCCCAACGATTTCGACGACTGGCGCTCGCTCCTCGAGCGGCTGGTCTTCTGCCTCGTGCCCACGGGAAACCATCTCTGGCACAAGGTGACCGGCGTCGGGCGCCAGTTCTCCGCGAAGTTGCCGCCGGTGCTCAAGCTCTGGCCTCTGCTCCCGGTCTACCAGGCGGAACTCGGGGAGGATGACTACCCGCTTCGTTACACCCGCCGGGCTTTGATCTTCGGGGCCGGCTACAGCAGCGGGCCGGGCCGCGACTACCTGCCGGAGGAAGTCATCCACTTCCAGCGCGTCAACGCCCGGCGGCTCGGTTGGGGCTCAGGCGTGGTCGGCGCCGCGGCGCGGGTGATCGCGTCCGATATCGCCACAGCCGAGTGGCAGCAGGAGAGCTACGAGAATCGGCTCGTGCCGGATGGGGCGTTCGTAGCGCCGAGCGTGTTCACCGAGGATCAGCGCCGCGTGGTCAAGGACACGATCGAGGGCAAGTCGGGGCCGTCGGCTGCGCGAGAGGCGCTCTTCCTAGAAGGGGGCTGGAAGTTCGAGCGCGCCGGCATGACCGCGCTTGAGGCCGACTACCTCGGCACCCGGCGGGCGATCCTCGAGGAGATCTGCGGCGCCGTGAACCTCCGGCCGGCGTTGCTCGTGCCGGAGGCCAAATACGCGAACCTCGAGGAGAGCCGAAACTCGCTCTGGACAGAGAACGTCCTCCCGATGCTGGCGGCGGTCGCCGGAAAGGTCACGCGGCAGCTCGGACCCCACTTTGGTCGCCCAGGAGAGATCCGCTGGCGGCCGGACGCAGCTCAGATCGAGGCCCTGCGCGATCTCCTCCTGAAGCGAGTCACAGCCTTCGCCCAGCTCGTCGGCACAGGGACCCCCTACAACCACGCCATCGAGTTGACCGGCCTACCGCTGCCCCAACTGGACGAGGAGATCGGCGGCGTACCTCACGGGACCCACGTCGCGGTGATGATCCAGCGGGTGCGGTCGGAGCTGGGGCTCGGCGCGGAACGGCTGGCGAGTGCTCGGCCGATCAGCGGTCGGCTCGCCCCGGCCGCGTCCCGCAAGGCGCTACCGATGCCCGTCTCGAAGGCCGAGGCCCGCGAGCGCGCCGCCCGCCAGTTCGCCGCCGCCGCCACCCTCGAGCACCGCATCGCCGCGAGCTACCGAGTGATCGCCGCCCGCATCCGGGACGCCGACGAAGACCGTCTCGGGCGCATCGCGCGCGCGCTCCTGTCGGGCGACACCGGCGCCGCCCTCTCCGCTGCCGGCCTGGCGACGCTGCGCGCCGGGCTGGGCGTCGCCGAGGAAGGGCTCGAGGCGCTCGGTGCCGGCTTCGTGCCGATTGTGGGCCTGGTCACGAGAGGAGCCGAGGAGGGCGTCCGGCTTGGGGCGGCAGCGCTCTCTGAGGCGACCGGTCGCGAGCTCTCGGTGCCGGCCGTGGTCGGCGCGACGTGGGCGGCGTCGTGGGCGCCCGAGCGCGCCGAGCAGGCGGTCGGCTCGACTGAGCGCGGACTTACCGAGACCGCGGTCGCCTGGCGGTCTCTGCCCGGGTGGGGCGAGGCGATGGCGGCGGCGCTCGCCGGCCTCTACGCGGGCCTCGCCGCAGTCAACGGGGAGCAGGCTGCAGCGGTGGCCGGCATGCTGGCCGGCCTGATCGAGGCGCGCGGTCTCGAGGAGGCGATCCGGCGGGCCGAGCGGCTGGCCGGCAAGGCGGCCGCCGCCCGGGGCTTGCTCCTGGGCGAGCAGAACGCGACCCGGGCGGTCTTCGGCGGCCAGCAGCAGGCGGCGGCCGACCTGCTCCACCGCGGAGTTCTGACCGCCGGCCGGCGGGGGTGGGTGGACTCCGACGATGGCCGAGTCTGCCTTGAGTGCGGAGAGCTCGACGGCGAGGAAGCAGCGCTCGACGAGCCCTACGTCTCGCCCCTTTCGGGCGCCTCGTACATGTGGCCCGGCGACCCGCATCCGAAGTGCCGGTGCGGGGAGATCTACTTCGAGATCGAGGTCTCGGCGGCGTAGTAGGCGCTACTGGTGTACAATCGGGAGCCGACCATGGAAGGCATGCGGATCAAGAGCGTGGCGCTCGAGGACGCGCGGGGCTGCAAGGCAGACTCGACCGGGCGGACGATCGAGTTCTACGGCTCCGTCTTCGGGGTACGCGATACCTACGGCGACGTGGTGGAGCGCGGCGCCTTCGCGAAGTCGATCAGGGAGCGTTGGCCGCGGAAGCTCATCAAGGTTTTCCGAAACCACTATGACCCGGTGGGCATGCCCGAGGAGCTGCGCGAAGATGAGTTCGGGCTCTTCTGTCGCGCGAAGATCGACAACACCGCCGCCGGCGATGAGACGCTGGAACAGGTCGCAAGCGGCACCCTCGCTCACGCCTCGTTCATGTACCGGATTCTCCAGTGGCGCCGCGAGCAGGACGGCGAGGGCGGCGAGGAGACGCTCTTCCTCACCGAGTTGAAGCTCTTCGAGTTGGGGCCGGTCAACTTCCCGGCGATGGAACTCGCCGCCATCCTCGCCGTCCAGAAGTCGGGGCGGCCGTCGCACGCCGCCCTGATCGACTTCGCCCTGACGGATCTTCTCGCGCCGGCGAAGGCCGGCCTCGAGGCGCTCGCGCGCCGCGACCACTTAACCGACTACGAGCGGCGGGAGATCTCCGCCGCCCTCAAGGACCTGGCGCCGTTCGTCGATCGCCTGCGGGAGATCGAGGTCGCCGCCGGCGGGCCGGACCCCCTGATGGGCACCACCCGCACCGACAAGCAGGGGCCGGAGCCCGCGTCGGCCACCACCCCGGACAGTGCTGCAACCGTGCTCCTCGCCGAGAAGATCGCCGAGGCGCTCCAAGCAACGCGGCGGCTCCGAGACCGTTGGGCCGCCTGAACCGGGGAGAAGAAACCCATGGCAGACGAGAAGGACCCCAAGAAGCTGACCGACGCCGATGGCAAGGCAGCGGTCAAGGACCCGGCGGCAGCGCTCGCCGAGATCCAGGCCACGCTGGCGGAACTCGACCAGGCCGAGGAGCAGCGCAAGGCCGAGGTCGCCAAGCACGGCGAGGCCACGGCGGAGACCGGCAAGAAGTGCGACGCGCTCTCCGCCAAGGTGGACGGGCTGTCCAAGCAGGTCGAGCAGACGATCGCCGACCTCAACGAGAAGCTCGGCAGGCTCTCCGCGCCGCTCCAGAGGGGCGCGGGGGACTCCGACCCGCGGCCGCTGTCGCTCGCCTTCGCCGAGTCTCAGGCGTATCGGGACTGGAAGGCCAACGCCGGCGCTCGCAAGTCCGACGTCTACATCCACAAGGGCGGCGTCCTCGGGCGCATCGGCTCCGTCCAGGGGCCGCGCATCGTGTCGCAGCAGGCGGACGGGCTCAAGGCGCTCCTCAGCACGACCGCGGCGACGCGCCTGATCCCGCCGGTCCGGCGCGACTTCGTGGGCGTGCCGGCGGCCCTCACGGTGCGCGACCTGATCCCGACGGCGCCGATCGGGCCGTCCTCGGGCGGCATCGAGTACATCCGCGAGGTGGGCTTCCACGGCGGCGTCGAGGTGGACATCGCCTCGGCGTCCTGGTCCGGCAACCTCCTGACGATCAACACCGCGGCGGCGCACAACCTCCGCCTCGGCGAGTGGGTCGAGCTGGTCGACCAGAACCCGGCGGCGCTCGCGGGGATCTACGTCGTCCACCTGATCCCGAGCGCGACCCAGTACGTCGTGAAGCGGAGCGCCGACCCCGGCGTGATCGTCGATGCCGGCAATTTCATCCGCCTGCGCGTCCACGGCGCCGCGGCCGGCACCGCCGAGGGCTCGGCCTACCCGGAGGCCACCTGGAAGCCGCAGCTCATCACCGCCCCGGACGTCTCGATCGGGCACCAGATGCCGATCACGGAGCGCCTGCGGGATGACGACGCCCGGCTCGCCGCCTATCTCGACCAGCGGATGGAGGATGGCGTGCTGCGCCGCGAGGAGATCCAGATCATCTCGGGCTCGGGCGTCGGCGCGAACTTCGAGGGCATCCTCACGAACGCGCTGGTCCCGGAGTGGAAGTGGTCGAACGGCGACGCCGGCGACACCCAGATCGACGCGATCCGCAAGGCGATGACGATCCTCCGGATCGCCGAGTACCCGGGCACCGGCCTGCTGCTCGCGCCCGAGGATAACCAGGCCATCGACCTCCAGAAGGGGACGGACGGCCACTACATCGTCCTCCAGGTCGTCTCGCCGGGCGGGATGCCGACCTTCTTCTCGCTGCCCCGGGTCGAGACGATCGCGCTCGCGGCCGGCACGGCGATCGTCGGCAGCTTCGGCCTCGCGGCTCGGCTCTGGATCCGCAACGAGATCCAGGTCCGGATCACCGACAGCCACGAGGCGGAGTTCACCTCCGACATCCTGCGCATCAAGGCTTCACAGCGGGAGGTCTTCGAGCTGAACCGCCCGGAGGCGTTCTGCGCCGTGACGTTCGACGCGGAGCCGGTGGCGGCCACGTAGGTCAAGGGGATGGTCCGGGGGCGGGAGCGCCGCCCTCGCCCCCGGTCCATCGGGACCATGAGCCAAGACGGCAGATTCACGGGCGCCATCGCCGCTCAACTCGCGGCGCAGGCGCAGAGCATGGCGAGGAGGAAGACCATGAACGATCCGGTCGAGGTCATGCCCCTGCGCAGCATCTCGCACGGCCGCTACGACCTTGTCGCGGGCGCCCAGGCGGTAGTCGATGGCGCCACGGCGGCCGCGCTGGAGCGCGCCGGAATGGTCCGGCGGCTCCCGCAGCGCCCACCCGGCGCCGTCACCCCCGAGGACAAGCTCCCCGCCCCGACCACCCCCGAGGAGCAGCTCCGCTCCGAGTGGGCAGAGACGGGGCTCAAGAGCGCGCCCGCCGTCTACCTCCAGCGCTCCCCGAAGGGCAAGCACGCGGGGGTGGCGAAGCGGCTCGTGGCGGCCGGCCTCGGGGCCGGGTAGGAGCCGAGGGCTCGCTTCGTGGCCAAGGACGGCATCCCCACGCTCGCCGATCTCCAGGCGCACCTGGGGGCGACGGGCGGTGGAGACACCGGCCAACTCGGAGCAATCCTGGCGGGCGTGCTCGACCTTGTCTCGCAGCAGGCGCGGGGCGTGTACCTCGGCCCCGCCAAGTCTCAGACCGCGATCCTCGACGGCGGCAGCGGGCGAGCGCACCGGCTCGCCGAGGGTCCGGCCTCCTATCCGCGCGGCAAGCTGGCGCTCTACCTGCCGCACCCGCCGGCACCGGTCACGGTCGGCGGCAACCCGGTCACCCTGGTCGAGATCCGGCAGGCGCCCGGGGGCACGTGGTCGGCGTTGACCGCGGCGGACTGGCTGCTCGAGGGCCGGCTGCTCCGGCGCGTCGGCGGCGTCGAGTGGCCGCCGTTCGCGGCCGCCATCCGCGTCACCTACCGGGCCGGCTACGATGAAGTCTCGCCGATGCCGGCGAGCGTGAAGCTCGGCGTGCTCGACGCTGCGGCGGCCGAGTGGCGGCAGAGGACGAAGGCTCAGCCTGGGCTCGAGATTCTGGAGCCGGGATCGACGCCGAGCTTGCCGAAGACGTTCTGGAAGGCGGTCGACGCGGTACGGCCTCCGCCGGAGAGTTTCTAGGGCATGCCCGCACGGCTCAAGCTCGGCTTCCGGCCCTCGCACCGGGGCGACAGCGAGAAGCCCTATGCCCGCTTCCGGGCGCGACTGCCGCTGAAACCGACGATCACCCGCGAGCTGGCCGACCGCGTGATGCGCCAGGGTGGCGGCTCGGTCGCCGAGCAACGGCGCCGGCAGGCGACGCAGCCCGGCCGCGGGGGTGAGAATCCGTGGAAGCGCTCAGGCCCCTTCGGAGATCAGCCGGAGCCCCGGCGGACGCTGTACGGCTCGGGCGCCCTCGACGCGCAGTGGGCGGGCGTCGGTCCCGGGGCGATCACGCGTGCCACCTCGACCAAGGTCGAGATCGGGGTCACCGGCTACGGCGCCCTGTTCCAGCGCTCGGTGCCCTGGCTCGTGCGGGCGAAGCGGCTGGCGAAGGGTTCGCGTCGGGTCTTCGCGATGCAGGTCTACCTCGGCCTGGCGAAGGGGGCGTGGATCAGGACCGAGACGCTGCGTCGGGGCCTGCGCAACGTGCCGCGGCCGGTCGCGATCTCGCGCCGGATGCTCGTGCGCGCCGGCAACGCCCTGATCCGCTACCTGCCGACGGGGCGGCTCAAGATCGAGTCGTAGTAGGCTGGCGCCAGTGCTCCCCTTCTTCGCACACCTCCCGCCCTCCGGCGCCGACGTCGCCCTCGAGCGCGTCCGCCAGCTCCTCGCCACCTCCGAGGAATGTCAGGGCGTTGTGACCGGCGGGGCGACCGACGTCAACCCGGCCGAGCGGTTCGAGGTCGTGGACTGGTTCAACCCGCTCGACAACCGCGGCGGGCCGATCTGCCAGGTAGGCCTCCAGCCCGCCGGCCCCGACCGCGATGGTCCCTGGGGCTACTCGGAGACCACGCTGGCCGTGCTCGTGCGCCTCCGCTTCCGGTGGTCGGACAACTGGCCGGCGGTCTACTCGGGAGTCCCTGTGCCGCTCCAGTTCGAGACGGGGGCGGGCGCGCCGGTCAACGCTGTGCCGGTGGCGCGCGGGATCGGTGCCTGGGATGCCGCGGTCATCCGAGCGCTGCGGGCCGATCCGAAGCTCCTGGTGACGGTGGACGGCGTGCAGCTCGCGCTCGCCCGGTCGGCGGAGTACGGACCCCGGGCCTTCGGCGTCACCGCCGACCCCTCGCCAGACGGCTCGGAGGTCTGGTACAATGCCGACACCGTGGTCACCTACACGCTGATGAGCGACTTCCGGACGGGGGCGCTCTGGCATCTCAGGGAGGCGTGATGGAGCGAATCCCCTGCATCGTCCGCATCACTCCGGAGGTCGCCCGGGGCTCAGTCGCGGTCACCGTGCGCGTACCGGGTGGCGGCTCGCCTCTGCGCTTCACCCGCGGCACGGTGGACGAGCGGCGGGTCCAGCTCGACGCCGCGCAGCAGGCGGCGCTCCGGGCGAAGCGCTTCGAGGTGATCGCTGATCGCGATCGCGGGCCGGCAGGTGAAGCTCTCGCCGAGCACTTCGGGCGCGTCGCCGAGGGGCTTGCAGCCCGAGAACTCAAGGAAAAGACCAGCCGCAAGGCTCGCCGCAAGGCCACGGGAGGGTAGTCGATGGGCACCCCGTTCTTCTCGCTGCCATCCGCGCTCTCGGGCGATCCCAAGCGCTTCGAGCGTAGCGTCTTCACCCACCCCACCCTCGGCTTGCCGATCCCGACCAACGGCTACCACGACGCCGCCGGCTACGGCGGGTCGATCGCGCCGGCGCCCGAGACGATCGCGCCGCAGGCTGTCGCGCTCGGGGGCGTGCCGTTGCGCGCGCTCCCAGGCAAGTCCCCGATGGCGGCCGGGCCGTGGCTCCTCGGCGACCTCGATCCGGCGAACGCCCACCTGCACCTGTTCCTCGCCAACTTCTTCCGCCGGTACAGCCGCACGGACCTCGGCAACGGCGCGCTCCTCTGGCGCTACGACCTCGACCAGGCCGAGATCGCCGATCGTTACCTCGGCGTGCTCGACTGGACCGACGTCCTGCCTCTCGTGACCGCCTTCGACGGGATGATCGGCGGGTTCCAGCTCGGGGCGCAGGCTGGCCAAAACCTCGCGATCCAGTTCCCGGTGGGCTTCGGCTCGCACCTCTTCCACGGGACCGTGGTGCAGGCCGCGGGCAGCGGCTCGACCCCGCCGGTCGTGACTGGCGTCTCCGAGCACCACTTCGCGGCCGACGCCATCGATGGCGACATCTGGGTCGAGGTCGTGAACGTCGACGGCGCGAATATCACGATCCGCTCGAACTACGGCGGCGCGTCGGCGCCCGGCTCGTGGTCGGCGAACCAGGTCTACGTGCTCGGCACCCACCCGGGCGCCCGGCTCTACCTGCCGAACGGCTTCCGCATTGGCCCCAAGACGGACACGGCGGGGGTCGGCTCGATCTCGAACCAGGCCCGGCTCTACTGGCCGGTCGGCGCCACGCTGACCAACGGCGACCGATTCCGGGTGCCGAAGCGCGGAGCGGAGCCGGCGTTCACCCTCCCCGATCAGCACTCGATCTCCTCGGTCAACTCGGTCTTCGTGCTCGATTCCGAGGAGATCCGG